GTAGCTCCTTCTTCAATACCACCTAATTTATCTGTAATTTCTTGTTGAGCAAATAATACCTGATCGCTGTTTGTATCTAAATCTGTTTCTGTTAAAACACTACCATCTTGAAAATCTACTTTCTTTGCACTTATATTTGTATCTCTTTGAAACTTAACAGCAGCACCATTAGCAGGGGTATTACCAGAAGTAAAGGTAACTGTTGATCCGCTTATTGTGTAATGAGTATCTAATGTTTTTAAGACCCCTGCTACTGTTACATCTACCTCATTGTTGGCTAAGAACGAAAAAGATATTGCAAAATTATTGGTACTACCATTACCAGTATGTGTTGTTGCTGTCGCTGTGGTGTTAGTAGCCATGATTAAAAGGAACTATTGTTAAATGTACCTAAGTTAAGTTTATCAAACTCTTTAAGCAATACATCATTAAAGTTTTGATTCTTTTCTTCAACTGCATTTATTCTATTATTTCTATCTTCTTCTGTCATTTCAGTTTGCATATACTCTATCATACCTGCTTTTATATATTTGGTATTTATCTTAGATAATTCTTGGAATATTTCTTCTGATGCTCTTTGTCCTTCTTCACTTTGTAATCCATAATTTTTAATAGTATTTCTTCGTAGTTGTATATAATCTGTATTTATCTCTGCATTGATAGCTTCTTTTATATTCATATTTCTACCTTTATATTTTAGTTCTACAAGGTTTGTAATTTTTTTCAAAGTATTATATTCATTTCTATCTAATTTTTTTGGTATGAAGTCTGCTGATCTTAAATTAGGTAATACTGATCCTCTTATAATATCTGGCGGTGGAGGTAACATTTTACCTATTTCAGCTTGCACATCAAGAACTAAAAAGTTTTGACTTTCTCCTATAGGTCTATTGTAGATAAATTGAAAAAGACCTCCTTCTTTACGTGGATAAGTTATTACATTATTAGTTATATGCTCTACTTGTGAAGGAAGCTTACCTCCTACATTTAAAGGTACGATTTCTTTAAACATCTTATCTACTGTATTTTCAAGAGCTTGTACTATATAATTTGCTTTATTAAAATCTTCGTCACTATATGGCAAGCTTTCATTAGCACCATCTCCTGAGTATGTTTTTGAATCACGTTTTATAAATTTTCTTAATTGTGTAGGATCGCCTGTTGATTCAAACAAAGCTTTAGCATCTTCCTCATTAAATCCCATTGTTTCTTTTATAGCTGCTGGTACTCTTGCAAGTCTTTTAAACAAACTTGAATAAGGGAAGTTAGCGGATACTTGCCTACCAATATAATCAAGAAGTTTTTTGTCTCGATATTTCAAACCTTCATCTATACCTTGTTCAGTTAGTTGTCCACCTGCTGAAAGAATTTTCAATAGCTCTGATATTTGACTTGTATATGTTTTACCAAACATATTACGACCAACAAAAGCAAACCAAGTTCCTACATATTCTGCTACTCCTTCAGCATCAAGATCACCTTC